GGGCCTGCTTCTGTATGGCCGTCTGGACTGCCTGAAAGCCGGGGAGATCATCGACATCAAATTCACCAAGAGCTACGACACCGGCAAGTTCTTTTCCAGCACACAGCACCCCACCTACTTCGAGCTGGTTCCTGAAGCGCGGCAGTTCACCTATCTTGCCAGCAACGGGCGCGATGTATGGCCGGAAACATACTTCCGTGAGGACGCTCCCAGCATCTTCCCTGTCATTTCCGACTTCTTCGACTGGCTCCGGGCGGTGGATCTGATGCAGATATACCAGGAGAAGTGGGCGACGCTATGAACGGCAAGCTGAAAGACTGGTCGTTCTCCCGCACCGGGGAAAGCGTGCTGACCATCACGACCAGAGAGAGCTGCAAGAAGCTGTGGGACGCGCTCGGCGATCAGGAGATCACATTCTCCATCAAAAGGCGCGTCATCCCCCGAAGCCTCAACGCGAACAACTACGCATGGTCGCTGATTGAGAAACTGGCCGTCGCGGTGAAGTCGGACAAGGACTCCGTTTACGAGGAAATGCTCCGACGCTACGGCACCGGCGAGACATACACCGACGAGGCCGGAAACGAGTGCAAGGTACTGTTTTCTCTGCGGGAGGGCGTCCCTCCCGCGCTGGTGGCGCGGCACTACGCCGAAACTGGCGTCGGTTATGTCGAGGGGAAGAAGTTCATTCATTACCGGGCGATCAAAGGCACCAGCGAATATTCCACGAAAGAAATGAGCGTCTTTCTGGACGGCATCATTTCCGAGTGTCAGGAGGTCGGCATCGAAACCGACACCCCCGAGCAGATCGCCAGATACAAGGAGGAATGGGGACGGTGAGCTACGGCGAAGACCTAATGATTGAAATGCTGATTAACGAAGCGGTAGAAGGAGAAGAACGGCGAAACGATATGTGCCGCCTGTATGGGGCTCTCGGTGCAAAGACTTGGATTTCTGCAAACGGAACGACCATCAGCATTCGGAAGATGGATGACCGCCATATTCGCAACTGCATTGCGATGCTCCAGCGAAACTTCCCATTCTATGATGAATGTTTCGAAAGGATTGCTCAAAAGTACATCGCCTTGTTTGAAAAAGAGCTTCAGACACGATATCCACCCAAAGATGCCTCCGAGGGCTTCTTTGGCGAAGAGGAGGACGAATTCATTGCGCAAAGTTTATTGTGACTACTGCGGTCGAGAGACTGAGTATGTCGACAGCAAGGTCATCTACGGCAAGAGCTACGGCAAAATCTATCTCTGCCGGAACTGCATGGCATATGTCGGTGTGCATAAGGGGACGGATAAGCCCCTCGGCCGTCTTGCCAATGCGGAACTGCGGAACTGGAAAAAGGCTGCACACGCCGCATTTGACCCTCTGTGGAAGTATGGCCGCTTTCGCGGTCATCGCAACGCGGCCTATGCGTGGCTTGCCCAGAAGATGGGCTTGCCCGTGGAGAAGACCCACATCGGAATGTTTGATGTCGGCCAGTGCCGCAAGGCCATCGAAATCATTGAGAAAGAAACGAAAGGAGACCGTTATGGAAGATACCAAAAAGACCCCCGCTGAGCTGGTCGCTGACCTGATGCTTGACCCCGGCTTTGTCCTCGTTCCGCAGGATCGCTACGAGGAGCTGATCCGCGCCGAAACGGAGCGTGATGTGCTGGAAGCGACCATCAAGGGAGAGAACAGCTACAATGTCGACAGAGTTCTCGCCGCCATTCAGGAGGCAAGAAAAGCGGCATGGCTGAAAGTGTCGGCGGCTGCCCTCAATGCCGAGGGAGCACCGGAGGCGGGAAACGATGCTGAATAAGATTGTTGTCATGGGCCGACTGACCCGTGACCCGGAACTGCGCCGTACGCAGTCCGGTCTTTCTGTGACCAGCTTCTCCGTCGCCTGCGACCGCGATTTCAAAAGCCAGTCCGGGGAAAAGGAAACAGATTTCATCGACATCGTTGCCTGGCGCCAGACCGCTGAATTCGTCTGCAAATATTTCAGCAAGGGACGCATGGCGGTCGTCGAGGGGCGGCTGCAGATCCGCGACTGGCAGGACAACAATGGCAACAAGCGTCGGTCCGCCGAGATTGTAGCCGACAATGTTTACTTCGGGGATTCCAAACGCGACGGTGACGGCAGCGGTTATCCGCAAGGTGGTTATGCTCCGCAGGGAGGTTACCCCCAGCAGGGGCCGAGCTACGGTGCGCCGGGCGGCTCCTCCTATGGCGCGGCCTCCGGAGGCTATCCTGCGTCGGATTACGGCGGTGACTTTGCGGAAGTCAGTGAGGACGACGGCGAGCTTCCGTTCTGATATGGTCGCCCGGGAAACCGGGCGACAGCCCACCGAAGGAGGTGAACACTATGGCGAGCTATCGGAATATCAGCATGGACTTTTGGACGGACAGCAAGGTCGTCGATGACTTTACGCCCGAGGATCGGTACATCTATCTCTACTGCATGACCAATCCGCACACCAATCTCTGCGGCTGTTACGAGGTCAGCATCAAGCAAATTGCCAACGAGACAGGGTACAACAACGATTCCGTGGAACGCCTGCTGAAACGCCTGGATAGCGCGCACAATGTCATTCGGTACAGCGCGCAGACCAAGGAGCTGCTGATTCTCAATTGGTGTCGATACAACTGGTCGACGTCCGAAAAGCTTAACAAGCCGCTGCTGGGCGAGATTCGCAAGGTCAAGAACGATCGTTTCCGCGAGTACCTGGCAGCGCGCTACAACGAGCGCTCTACCGTAACGGCGCAGTATAACGCCCCCGCCATAAGCACGGCGCGCATGGATGGGTGCGGCTCACCGAAGAGGAATACGCCCGGCTGATCGACGACCTCGGCGAAGAAGAGTTGACGCGCTGCATCGACTACATAGACGAGTCCGCTCAAATGCACGGCAACAAGAACAAGTGGCGCGACTGGAATCTTGTCATTCGGAAGTGCAGCCGTGAACGCTGGGGCATCCGTGGCGGCAACGGCAGCCGACCGAGCGCCAGCGGGAGCGCTATGGACGACCTGCAGCAGCTCCACCAGATGTACGCCAGAGAGGAAAGCCTATGACGCACAAGGAAATGAGCGAGATATTCGCCGTTATGCTCCTTGCCTATCCGAATGCAGAGGTTTTCAAGGGCGGCATCGCAAAGCTCGGCCCTACCATCAATCTGTGGGTGACCTGCTTGCCGGAGATCGATTTCTGGACGGGACAGCAGGCTGTTGTAAAGTTGGTGCGCGAGTGCAAATTCCCGCCGACTATCGCAGAATTCAAAGAAAAAGCCGAAAAGGTGCAGGCCGAAGTGAGGGCGCGGATTGACCAGGCGTGGAATTACCTCAAGCTCGATATGGACCTTGGGAAAACGCCAGAGGAGGCTGTGGCAAGATTGCCGGAGGGAACGGATATCAGGCGCGTCATTGAGGCTATGGGTGGCCCCTCTCGGTTGATTGCAACAGGAGAGCGCACCTTTGGCGATGGCACCGTAAAGACATACGAGTATTACAACTACGACGGTTTCAAGTCCGCATATGAAACGATCATCCGGCAGACAAGCGCGCTCAACAGTGGGCCGCGCAAAGCGGTCGGGCCGGGCATGAAGCAGATAGGAGGGAAAACATGAAACGAAGAAGAAAAAGGAGGGCTTCGCCGGCGCCGCTTATCTGCCTGCTCGCAGTTTTAGCCTGCATCGTGGCTCTCCGCATCGGTGTCAGCGAGGAAACCGCAGCGTCGGCACAAATGACCGGCAAGTTAGAAAACCCAGCAACGACAGCACCTGTCCGGCTTTTAGAAGCAGAAATGACCGAGGCTGAGCAAGTTACCAGGGCCGAAGATCGCCCCGCCCGTGCAGCTCGGTATGTCAACATCGAAATGACTGACGAGGAGCTGGCAGAACTGGCTGCGGTCGTATTCCTCGAAGCCGGCAATCAGAGCGCCGAGGGGCAGCAGGCCGTTGTCGAAGTCGTTTTCAACCGCGTGCTGCACTCCGCTTTCCCGGGCACAGTACACGATGTGCTGCACCAAGGAGAGGGAGGCGATGTTCCGCAGTTCTCCACCATCTACGCGGTCAGCACCGCGACGCCGACGCAAGCGCAGTATGACGCCATCAACGGCGCTCTGTATGGAGATACGATCCTTGACGCCGACGTGGTTTTCTTCTCCCGCAATGGAGAGAACGACCGCGTATGGGGGCAGATCGGAGATCACATCTTCTGCCGCGAATACATCTGGAGGTAACGAGCATGACGCGAAAGAGATTTCGGCAAACCTGCGGCATCATCGCCGCGCTCGGATTCCTTCTGGTCCTCGGAACTGCCGGTGCCAGCGATTGTGACCTTATCCCCATGAGCCAGATACTCCGGCAAGGTTGCATCGGGCTTGGAATGCTCGCCGGCGGGCTATGGCTGGGAGGGTATCTCTCATGACTGTGAAGAAAGACCCGAAGCGCCAGCTGCTCGGCAAGATCGCAAAAGCCCGCGGTAAGCAGTTTGAGAGCCGCATCGACGATTCCTTTGCCTACTACGCACAGAAAGGCTTTGCGATCATCGAAAAGACGCCGGAGCCGATGCACCCCACGAAAAATCTCGGCAATGGCAAGTTCATCGCCTACTACGAAAAGCAGGCACAGCCGGACTATAAAGGCACCATCAAGGGCGGCAGGACGGTCATGTTCGAGGCGAAATTCACCGCCGCCGACCGAATGGAGCAGAGCCGCGTCCTCCAGAGCCAGCAGGACTATATGGACAGGCATCAGGCGCTCGGCGCTCGCTGCTTTGTCATCGCCGGTTTCAGCTCCGGCATGGTCTATTGCGTCCCCTGGGACATCTGGAAGACCATGAAAGACCACTTCGGCCGCAAGTATGTGACGGAGGCCGACTTGGAGAAATATCAAGTGCAGACGGCGTGGAATGGCACGCTGCTCCTGCTCAACTGAATTGAAAGGAGTTACCACCATGAGCGAAATTTCCATGTATGAAGCCCAAAAGAAGAAGATGCAGGGCCTGTGTGATGAGCACGATCTCGTCTATCGCTTTGAAAAAGACAGATACCCCATCATCTTTACCATCAAGCCCGTACAGGGCATGGACGCGCAGATTTCCATGCTGGAGAATGTCGAGGAGGTCGGCTACCGCAGCCCCGACGCCTCCATGTCCTGGATCTTCGAGGACGGCGGTCTGGACACGAAGGTAACGGGC